TATATGATTGTCTCTACTGCGGTGAACCACAACTGGAGGTGGATTATATACTCAGCAGAGAACCGCACCGCTGCGGTGAAGATGAAGCTCATCCAGTTTGCTGCAAATATGCAGGTTAAAGAGATGAATGGATACGACCTTAAGAGGTCGTACCAATGGGTCAATGACCACTTCACAATCATTAGCAACAAGAGCATCTACTCCTACAGCGACCTGCTGGTGTTCGGAGAGAAGCTGATACGTCAGGGCGACTACGATGGCTACTTCATTGATCCGTACAACAGCCTAAAGATTCAGATGTCTTCTGGCTCTTCACTCACCACCCACGACTACCACTACGAGGCTGCCTCTGAGTTCCTTTCCTTTACCCAGTCCCACAATATGGGCCTGTGGCTTTCGACCCACGCCATCACCGAAGCGCAGAGGCGTAAGGGAGAGGACGGACTACCTAAGGCTCCCTATGCTGAGGACACCGAAGGTGGCGGTAAATTTGTAAATAAGTCTGATAATTTCTTAACATTCCACAGAAAAATTCAGCATCCAGAGTACGATATGAGGCGCACCGTTGAGGTCCACGTAAGAAAGATTAGGGAGGTCGAGTCCGGTGGGGAACCCACAAGCCTCGACTATCCTGTTCTGTTTGAGATGAATGGGCTCAGCTCTGGCTTCGTAAATAAGTTTACCGGAAAGCCATTATTTAAGTCTATACTTGCCGATGTACCACCACCAAAGATTAACTTCGAAGGTGTTGTGTATGACGATGCTTTCTAGTATCTTTGACTAGTGATAAATAATTATAATGAAATTGAGATATCAATACCAAAACCTCCGTCACTTAATCAGCTCTACGCTGGCAAGTTTTGGACATTCCGCCACAGGGAAAAAGAAAAGTATTTTAATGGCCTTTCCACTGCGCTTGAAGGACACGATAAATGGTCTACAGACCGCTTCGCTATCCACCTACGCTATAATTCTAAATTTGACGTTGACAATTCTGTTGTTGCTGTTAAGTTTCTTGCAGATTATCTACGCTATAATGGATACGTTATCGATGATACTCCTAAACATTTCTTGGAGCTTAGAATCACGTTTGATGCGGAACTCAAAAAGGATCAATACATCGCTAAAATAATCTGTTATAACTATAATTTAATTCAAAACAATAACGATAATGACACTAGAGCAACTAAGCCGGGTGTACTTCATAGCGACCTCGAGGATATCAGCGGGGAGCGCGGAACTGTACGAAGACCTACACGACCAAAAAGGAAGCCCGCTGCTAGACCCAAAGCAGGTAAGCGAGATAACAAATAAGTACTCCAGATCATTTCGTCTTGAGCTTGATATGATTCGCTCCGCACTCACGGAGTACGCAGAACAGCAGCGATGATAACCTTGGTGCACATCGATGGGCTTAGTGGGATTAACTACCACAGGCTCATCGTTCCACTTAGACGCCTTATTAATCAAGGCGTCAACATACATTGGATACAATCACTGAATGAGCTGAAAGACATCAATCTAGATGTTGTAACAAGCTTAATTGTGTCACGCAAGGCTTCCGTTACTAATCACAAAAAGTTCAGTCAAATGCTTAAGAGCCACGGAGTTAAGTTGATACTTGACAACGATGACTACTGGGACCTGAACAACGGAAACCCTGCAAAGGGGCTTTACGAAATCTACTACGGCCCAGACATTAAGAAGACCATAAGGATTGCCGACGTCATATGGACGCCGTCTCACTACCTAGCCAAACAGATGAAGGCAGTAAACCCTAATGCTATTATTGAGTTTGTAAACAACTCCATAGACGACGAAGAGGACCAGTGGAAGAATATCCGTAAGTACAGCTCTAGCGATCTTCGCTTCGGTTATGCCGGAGCACTTGGTCACCTAAGCGACATAAAGGAGATGAAGTACGACTTCTCTAAGGTCTACACCTTTGGCGTGAAGGGTATGGACTACGACGAAATCCTAAAGTTCGACAAGTTGTCTGAGCCTAGAGACATCTGGAACTATGGAAAGCTCTACAAGAACTTTGATGTAAGCCTTGTTCCTCTTTCAAGGAACAGATTTAATTGGTGCAAGAGCGACCTTAAAATTGTCGAAGCGGCCTGGACTAGGACAGCGGTCATAGCGTCCAACACAAAGCCTTATAATGGCATTATACGCCACGGAGAGACTGGTCTTCTATGCTCCACGCCACAGGAGTGGCAGGAGGCTATCGAATCGATGGATAAGAAGACAGCAAAGAAGATGGCAGGCAATCTCTTTGAGGATATCAAGGACCACGAGGACTACAACCTCGACAAGATAAACCTCAAGCGATTGAAGCACCTTGTATGATCAAGTACGAGAGGGAGCTCTTCAACCTCATAAAGGAGAGAATTGCCGATGACCTCAAGGTCAGCGAGCATAAGATGTCTAAGTACGACTGCTACTCTCTTGTCCACAATTCTGACATAGAGCTCAAGTGCCGTAACCTTCACTACGATGACCTACTCATTGAGAAGGCAAAGTACGACGCCCTTATCGAAAGGGCGGCAATGTTTGGGACGCTACCTGTCTACATCAACTCAACCCCTAATGGTGTATGGTCGTTCCGCTTGAGCGAACTCCCAGAACCTAAGTGGGAGGAGAGAAGGATGCCGAAGACTACGCATTTCACCAATAACAATATGATTGTCAAGATGGTGGGATACTACAATATTTCTTTAGGAAAAGACATCACAGAGTTGCTAGGATTGAGCAAGTAGCACTATCTTCGCAATCCGTTTTGGGCCACCTAGTGTGGCCCTTTCTTTTCTAACCTTAACAATAATCCTATGGCACTATTTGACGAACGTATCCCGTACAAACCTTTCGAATATCCGATATACTATACTGAAGGGTGGCTCAAGCAGGCTCAGGCTTTCTGGCTGCACACAGAGATATCTATGCAGAACGACGTCAAGGACTTTAGGGAGAACCTAAGCCCAAGCGAGAAGAACCTCGTGGGTAACATCCTCCTAGGCTTCGCGCAGACAGAGACAGCTGTTGCCGACTACTGGACCGGTATGGTTACCAAGTGGTTCCCTAAGCACGAAATCAAGCAGATGGCTATGATGTTCGGCTCACAGGAGACCATCCACGCCACCGCCTACAGCTACCTCAACGAGACGCTAGGGCTTGAGGACTTTGAGGCCTTCCTTCAGGAGCCTGCAACCGTTGCTAGGTTTGAGAACCTAGTAGACACCAAGGCCGAGTACAGCCATACAATACTTAAGATAGACCCCAAGGCACGTCAGGACGTAGCCCGCTCTATAGCAGTCTTCTCTGCCTTCGCTGAGGGTATGGCCCTCTACTCCTCCTTTGCTGTTCTTTACTCCTTCCAGATGCGTAATCTACTGAAGGGAATCGGTCAACAGATGAAGTGGTCCGTGAGGGATGAGTCCCTCCACTCCAAGATGGGCTGCATCCTATTCAACCATATGTGCGAGGAAGATTCGTATATCCGCGCAGGCGTCAAGGATAAGATTGAGGAGGCTGCTAGAGTAGCTGTTGATATGGAGCTAAACTTTATCGACAAGATGTTTGAGATGGGAGACCTCGAAAACCTAAAAGCTTCGGACCTAAAAGAGTTTATTAAAAAAAGAGGCAATGAAAAGTTGCGGGAGTTAGGCTACGATGGTATCTTTGAGTATGACGAGTCGAAGGCTTCACAGCTTGATTGGTTCTACCACTTAACTGGTGGCCACACTCATACTGACTTTTTCTCTATCCGTCCTACTGATTACTCAAAGGCCAACGAGGGAGAAGACTTTGAGAATATCTGGTAAGAATTAAATTTATGAACAACAATACAATCGCATCCATTATTTTTCACGAGATCAGAAACGAGTATGGCCTCAGCATTTCTCATATACGTAACAAGACTCGTATATCTTATGTGCGTGAGGCACGCCAGGTGTTTACTCAGCTTATGCGAGAGCACTCATCAATGACCACTACGGAGATTGGTAGGCTGGTAAACAGAGACCACTCTACGGTGGTCGCCACCACAAAGGCGGTAGGGCGTGAACTAGATACAAACAAAGTATATCGAAATCGTTATAATAAGATGAAGTTTAATATAGAATCAAAAATCAACAATGTCTAAGAATTTTGCAGAGAGCCTAGGGTGGGAAGTCGGAGTTGACTTCCCCGAGTGGGGAAACACAGAGGAGTACGTGAAGACCATATCGCGTGGCTACCTTATCAACGACGAAAAGCCTAAGGATGCGTACCTACGGGTCGCTAAGGCGGCGGCACACCGCCTAAATCGACCCGAGCTTGCCAGCAAGTTCTACGGCTACATATGGAACAACTGGCTTGGCCTTGCCACACCAGTGCTTGCCAATATGGGAACAGATCGTGGGCTTCCAATCTCCTGCTTCGGCGTTGACATTGGCGACAGCATCCACGACATCGGGATGAAGAACCTCGAGACTATGCTGCTGGCCAAGCACGGCGGTGGTGTAGGCATCGGACTTAATATGCTCCGTCCTGCAGGATCACCTATCTCCAACAGCAATGGGACTACCGATGGTGTGGTCCCCTTCTGTAAGATATACGACTCAACGATACTCGCCACCTCACAGGGCAATGTGCGCAGGGGTGCTGCATCGGTGAACCTAAGCATAGAGCACGGAGACTTTTGGGAGTGGATTGAAATCCGCGAGCCAAAGGGCGACGTCAACCGCCAATGTCTCAACCTAAACCAGTCGGTCATTGTCTCCGATAAGTTTATGCGGAAGCTAGAGGACGGCGATGATGAGTCACGCCGTCGCTGGTCTAAGGTGCTTCAGAAGCGCAAGGCTACAGGTCAGCCGTACATTATGTACCGCGGCAACGTCAACAAGCAGAACCCAGAGATGTACAAGCACAACGGGCTGAAGGTCTTTATGACCAACATCTGCTCAGAGATTACCCTTTACACCGACGAGTCCCACAGCTTTGTTTGCTGTTTATCCTCACTGAACCTTGCCAAGTATGACGAGTGGAAGGACACAGACGTTGTATACTACTCCACGTTCTTTTTGGACGGCGTGTTGGAGGAGTTCATCCAGAAAGCCAAGAATATGAGGGGCTTCGAAAATTCGGTTCGTTCTGCTGAAAAGGGACGGGCACTTGGACTGGGCGTACTCGGATGGCACACCTACCTACAGCAACGTGGAGCCCCATTTGAGGGGCTACAGGCGCAGATTGAGACGCGCCGTATCTTCTCCCACATCAAGATGGAATCAGAGCGTGCTAGCCGTGATATGGCTAAGATGTTCGGAGAACCTCTATGGTGTCGTGGCTTCGGTGTTCGTAATACCCACCTGCGTGCTATAGCTCCTACGGTGTCCAACTCTAAGCTCAGTGGTAACGTAAGCGCAGGCATCGAGCCTTGGGCAGCCAACGTATTCACCGAGCAGTCCGCTAAGGGTACGTTCATACGCAAGAACCCAACCTTAGAGAGGGTTCTGCGTAAGATAGGCATCAACAACAAGGAGACCTGGGACCAGATACTCGCTGACGAAGGATCTGTTCAGAACATAGGTGAGCTTGATGGTTGGATTTACCAGAAGGGAAAGCTGATGCAGAGCAATGAGGCTGACCCTATGATGGATGTAGTTCCAGTAAAGGAGGTCTACAAGACCTTTAAGGAAATTAATCAGCTGGACCTAATCTACCAAGCAGGGATCCGACAGCAGTACATAGACCAGTCTGTATCGTTGAACCTTGCGTTCCCTACTGAGGCAACCCCTAAGTGGATTAATCAGGTACATATGGAGGCGTGGAACCAAGGAATCAAGACGCTGTACTATATGAGAACAGAGTCTGTGCTTCGTGGTGATATAGCCGTAAAGGCTATGAGCCCCGACTGTCTTTCCTGTGATGGCTAGAGGTTTTACTTCTTGCTGCTACAGGAAGCGTGGGGGCAGTTTCCGTCACAGGCTACTGGCCTTGTGACGCACCATCCAACTACTGCTGGATCGAGGGGCCTGCCTTCGTAAGACGGGTCTTTTTCTTTAGCCCTGGCCACGGTAGGACTTAGAGTACAGCTTAGAGGTCTTGAGCTTACTGCTCTTGGTCTTGGAATGTACGCCTGGCCTGCTTACTTTAGGCTTTGCTTTGAAGGTTGATGCTGTTTGTGCTTTGGTCTTCGCCATTATCTGAATCGGTATAAAAACATCATAACGACAAGTGCTGCCGCTAAGAACAAAAGTAGGTAATCTTTTACCTTACCCGTTTTGCTTTCAGGCTGAACTAATTGCGGTGGACACTCGGCTTGTACGCTTACCGCGTAGGGAACTTCCTTAATCTGAGTCTTCACTATCATCTTATCTTGATACTTTGTGATGACAATGCGCACTGTGTCGTTGTCAATCACCGAGGAATCGCCTTCAGCGATGACCCCGATTGTGTCAACCATATACACTGGTGGAGTGATGATGGTATCCCAAACCGTAACAATGGTTGGCTTCAGTATCGAAGGGTCCTTCTTTACTGCTTTGTTGAGATGATAGGTGGCGCTGCATCCTGAAAGAAGTGCAGCGACCACTAGGGCCGATAGGTATTTCATTTTTTCTCTGGTATTTCGTATCCGTATAGCACATAAGCTTCTTCAGCTGGTTTTAGTGCTCGTTTAATGTTCTTGTTGGCATCAGCAATCATCTTGTAGTTTCCTTTCTTGATGCCAATGTTTGTTATTGACTTGTACATCTTCTTGATTTCATCAAGCTCTGCAAGCCTATTGTCTCTAGATGCTCCAGTTAAGTCGCTGTACTGCTCCTTCTTTGTGCGGAACTGATCCGTGAAGTAGTAGAACTGAACTGGGATGTTGTACTCGTAGTCACGGATAACTGCACGAGAAGCAACTCGTCCAACAGCATCAAGTGGACTGTACTTATCAGCCTCAGCCTCAAGACGTTTTTGCTCATCGCGGTACGATGATGCAATGAACGGAGGAATGATCAATGACTTTAATGTGTGACCACCATACTTGTAGCCCTTAGTTAGGGGATCGTCATAGCTGTTGGTGATATCCCTTCCGTAAAAGTCCTTGTTTTCCGCAAGATTAGTTAAGAACGAGATACCCATATTAGGCTGAAGTAGGTCAACAATATACGATGGGAAAGATAATGGGTCTGTAGTTAAATCAAAGAAGCTTCCATATGGATCTTCCATAGAGTAGTCATAGACTGTTGCAATACCTTCCTTACTAACCTTAGTAGGTATAATGCTGTGGCCCTCCATCCAGTTTGGGCGGTTATTCTTGATGTCCTCCTCGAGCTCATCATCATCTCCAAGTGCAAGAGATGCTAAGATGGAGGTTATCGCTAAACGAGCTCCAAGAATTGCAGCAGACCCAGCAAGGCGACGAGATCCAGCTTTAATGTACTCAGCCTTTTGTTCTGGAGTCAAAGTCTTATCGGTCATACCCTTCATAAGGTCCTTCCGTCCGTTGAGTATATTGGTGCCAAAACTACGAAGAGATTCAAACTCAAAAGATAGGAAGTCTCCTGCTGGAAGCTTTGCAAGTGAGGCATACCACTTTGGAAGTCTTGAGAACGTTGGCGTGTTCTGCTTCACGAACTCAGCTGCCTCAGAGTGGACCTTATTCTTTTGAGCCTCAGTAAGTGAGTCGTATGGCTTCCCGTACATCTTCTTTGCAAATGATTGAATCTCAGAGCGGAAGATTACTAGCTTAGTGTAGTCGTCAATGGCTGCATACTTCTGACCTATTACAGAGTCAAAGTTTTTAATTAGATTTCTTGCCCTGTCAACATAGCCATTGTAGTCCTTATCGTTTCCAGTTAAAGTTCTAGAGTAGATAGCGTTTGTGAATCCCAAAAGATTGGCGTTAACGTCCTGAGCAAGCAAACCATTATTAGCCATAATCTTGCGCAAATCTTCTGTTTCCTGGTCCGTCTCTCCTGTTGCAAATAACTCAGCACGACGCTTAATATCCCTTACGAGACTAGGGTTAATCACTCCGTTTGCTGCCATAGTATACCAGCCACCAGTAAGGTTTTTACGCCAAGAAGGAAGGTTATATATAACCTTAGACTTACGAGCAAGTTGAAGGGTTGTTAGGTATCCACTCATCCATATATTATCGGATTCATAGATGTTCTGATTTGTTATTGCCTCGTACACATCACGGTGAACGAATCGCCCATTAAGGGGCGAGAACTTATCCTTTACCTCTTTGTATTCACCAGTTGACTTCTCAGCGTCCGTCACCTCGTTCTTGATGAACTGGGTGCCGCCAAGTGATTCGCTTATCGCGTAGAGCATATGGCCCTTGTACTTGATGTTTGACAGGGCAATAGTGGTGTCAATAAATCGAATGATTGGGTCACGCTCCTTTCCTAGCAAATTTTGAATTGTCTCAGGCAATTCCTTGCGACGCAGGAACTGTTCGCTAGGTAGTTTTATTCCAGATGGACTTACAATTCCAAGCTTTTTAAAGTCGCTTCCATTACGAATCTTTTCAATGTCGGCAATGTAGTCGTCGATAACTTTTGTTGCTTGAGCAAGTGTTTCATCGTGAAGAAGCTCAAAGAAATCGTCAGCCTCACTCTCGGTTAGGCCAGATAACTTTGTAAGTTGTCCAATACTCTTTGCGCGTAATATCTCATACTCATAAGCAATAGCGTCACGACGTGCAGCATTTGATGGCTTGAAGTTCTTATCCTTCCAAAAACGATAACTGCCACGCATATATTGACCAAAGTTCTTAACAATTATGTTAACGGTTTCCTCTGGCATCGCGTGAAACTCTGGGCTGTTTACGAACTCCTCGGCAAACGAATCAATGTAGTTACGCATTGCATTTGCCTGTCCAAATATCAGACTTCCATTGGGTTTAGACTCTAGTATTGTTTGATTCTCTGGAGTAAGTTTTTTATCAAAGATGTCACCCACTAGGTCAATAGTCTGAACATCTGCTTTCTTGAGTAGTTTATTCAGACTTTTTGTAAACTTTGTAATCTGAATACCTTCTTCAGCTATCTGAGAACTCATACGCTCCTTAAATACGCGAATTTGCTTCTGAGTATCGCTCCAAACAAACGTCTTGGCTGTATTAACAGCCCGTTGCTTAAATGATAGCTGTTCCTTGTCTAGGATTTCCTCACGTACATCGCGAGAAGATGACTCTTTAATGTCAAGTTCTCCAACTGGCGCAGTCAGACTTCGACGACCAGCGGCATAGAATGATTGACTTTTCTTAACCTTACCACGAAGATCTGGGAATATTTCAGTGATGTCAATATATGAAGGAGCAAAGCCATCATTTTTACCAGCCAAGATGTATGGGTAAGATACGTGCGCATCAACTTGATTTCCGATGTACTTAAGTGTGTAAGTAATCTTGTCTGACTTCTTCTTAACTCCTTCTTTTGGTAGGTCTTTATGAACTGAATCAGTGGTATAGATTACTGGAGTTTTATCCGGGCTTACGAACTTAATCACATCACCAAGCTCAGCATTGCTGAATACCTGCTCAGTAATTCCATCTTCAATCTCTTTTACCGTAGGTACTCCATACTTTCCGTGAAGAACCTTGTGTGTTTCACGGGTAGACTTAGTAATCTTAGATGGTTTTGCCTGAAGAAGATAAGCGTTAAACAAGCCACGAGTTCCAAAGCTATCCCACTCCCCAAGTAGAATCTTGTCTCTCCATTCAGAAAGAGTAGTAATTTCGTCAAGCATTGGACGAATTTTTTGTGCAGCTTTTACTCGGTCCGTAGTAACGGATGTCCCATCTGGTTTCTTCTTTACTTCTGTCTTTTCAGAAAGTTCTACAACAGATTGCTTAATAGCTCCAAGAATTTCATCTTCAGCATCTTTACGTGCTGCCTCAAATTCTGGTCCTTTTTTCTTTCCTGTCTGCTGTTCGGCGTACAATGCTGGGGCCGTAGATACAACGCCATTAACATCATCAAACATTTCATACAATACATCAAGATTACCTAGGTGTCCAGTCTGTGTGTTCTGCATTGCAACAGGAATCAAGTCACCTTCTTTACGTAAGTATTCGCTCAACTTACGCGCAGCCATATCTTCATTGGTAAAGGCTAGTACAGATACCTTAACTCCGTCATCTTCAAACTTTACACCTTCAAGTTGCGAATAGCCAAATCCACCCATAAGGTTTCGATTGCTTTCCTTACCAGTAACTTTGTTACTCAGTGTAGACTTACCAACTCGGGTATTATCGTAGAAAACAGCAAATGGAATCTTGCGTCCAGCAAGAGACTTTAGGTTCGCAATGTTGTTCTTTAACCAGCTCGGAGCTTTCTCCTCGTCAAATCGAGAAGCTGACTCGCTAAGGTCAGGCATAACAACGGGCTCAGCAGGAGTGTAGCTTCCCTCCTCTGCAATCTCCTCAAGAGACTTCTCTGTTGAAGACTCAAACAACGCACCAGAGAATGAGTTCATAAAGTCAATAAACTCACCACGAGTATTAATCTTAACACCTGGAGCAATCTTAGCAATGAAGTTGTTAAGCCACTGGATCAGCTTGTCCATTGTAGACTTGCTAATCTTATCTCCACTGGTGGATAGGAATCCAGCTGTTTGAGCTAAGAACTCTTCTGGCGTTTCTTCAGCGGTGTAATACCCTGACTTAGTAAACGATTCAACAGCATCAGCAAGCAGTTGATCCTGCTCGCTTCCGCTACGTAAGACCCTAACAATTCCATTGTAGAAGTCAGTAGCTACTTTCTCACGAACCTTTTGTCCGCCCTTGGCAAACCTATTTACAAAGGCTGCGTGGAACACCTCGTGGAAGGGAACCTCTGAGGTCATATCCTCGAGGTTCAGATGTATCTCATTAGCAGACGGGATAAACCTACCTGACTCCACACCAGCGTCAACAGATCCGCTCTTAGACACCTCGTCCATAGCGTCGTTAAATTCCTTTCTGCTGTTGTGTACTACTATCTTTGTAGGAAGTCCTAATTTTTTTGCTAGCCTTTCAGCACCAGATACAGCCTCAGTTACCTGCTCGCCACTTAAGCCCTTCTTGTTCTTTATAGGCTCTTGTTCTACAACCTGTTCAGTAATCTCTTCAGCTACTACAGCCTCCGTGATTGGGGCTTCGGTTTTAGCTAGAAACTCTTGGTTTCTAGCTATCGCTTGTTCGACTTGCTTATAAAGCTCTGTCCCAGTCTGTCCCTGTTGTACGAGAGTTTCTTGAATCCTGCTAAAAATTCCCTCCCTTTCTCTCGGTCCGATATATTTTGAGTCGATGGCTCGGATGTCTCTTTTTTCATAACTAATGTTTTTTCGTTCTAAAGATTTAGCAAATTTACCAACATTATCCATAAAATCACCATCAGCACCCTTAGAAAAATCTAAAAATGTAATGGTGTTGTTTGAGTCGTTGATTGTAAAGTCGTAAATATCGTTTTCCTTGAGTGCTTCAATTGCTCCGTCAACATCTGATACACTGATAGTTAACTCATCAATATTGTGGGTTTCGCTGTCTGGCTCTACATAAGTAGCGGCAATAGTTGCCTCTTGAGTTTCTGGCGATGAAGTGGCTAGAAACGCAGCGTAGTTCTGTACGTCTTCGGGAGTTCCCTTGACTCGAATGATATTGGATACCTCTACAATTTTATCTCCAGCTTCGTTAACGAATCCTCCAATGGATTCGTCGACCCCATCAATCTCTACGTTAAATAGTGGGGCAGACAGACGAATAGACTCTATATTTCTTACATATGGATCGCCCTGCCTTATGTCACGAGCCTCCCCAACGTTGTTGACTTTGGTGTCGTAGAACGGAGCAGCAAATACTGTTGCCTCGATTGGGGCTATTACTTCTGTCTCGGCTGTGGCTTCAGCCCCTTCTTCGATAGGTACTTGAAGAACTCCACCTGCTTCAGGCGTTTCTTGGCTTGCTCCTTCGATAGGTTGGACTTCGACAGGGGCTTCCCCTTCGACGACAGGACTTGGTATCCCTGCTTCTTCTTGAGTATCATATTTAGTTTTTAGATTGTTTAACTTTTGAATGGCGGCAAGAGATTCTTTTTTGAGTTGCTGTTTACCCTCTTCTGTCTTTACAATAGTATTTTTTTTCCTGATTGAACTAATTTCGTCTTGAATACCCTTGAGCACCACGCGATCTTCTTCGCTCATACGAGCAACTAAATTATCATCCTTCGCTTTAAAATCATTAATCGCCTGACGAGTCTCTTGTTCTTTTCTAGACAGTATTTCTCTTTCTTCCTCGGCAATGTCTGGTCGGCTTTTTGCCTGTTGTGTTTTATTCAAATCTTTTTTTAAGTCCTGAATCTTAGCTTCATTTTCTGGATCTACAATAGCACCACTGCCGCGACTTAATAAATAAATGCTGCCACCAAGAGTTCCACCATAGATTGCACTTTCTGCAATCTCAATAGGGTTGAACTCCTCGCCTGCAATAATCTTTCCAAGGGTCTGCTGGGCTACACTGGTAAGAAGTTCTTCTGTTCCTTCTTCCATTACTCCACGCACTCCTTTCGGTAGTGCGCCAAACATCATATCTCCAAGCTCTTTCTTGGTTAGGCTTTCTACGCCTTCTTTACCAAGTGCTTTCCGCAGCATATTGATATCACCAAGGAACAATCGTTCTGCCATATATTCTGCAGAGCCAATACCAATACCAAGAATCATCTTTTCAGCCTCGGAGAGATCAGATCTATCTTCGTATAGTGAGTATCCTCCACCTGCTGCAGATATACCCATAAGCGGAAGAGCTATTGGTGCAGCCACTGCTTGAAGTGCATATTGCGGTAGCTGTTGTACCAATGTAGAACCAAGCATAGCAAGTGAAGCTTTGATGTTTCCATCAAGGGCATTGTTAAGCATACCATTGCCTATCTCTTGTTCGCTAAGTCCGTAATCAATAAGAGCGTCACGGCTTCTTGTGGCTGCGCCATCTAGAAAGAAATCAGCGAGTTCGCTGTCCTTTCCAGTGATCATTTCGTTGAACTTCAATATGCCGCCAATAAGAGCGTTTGTTCCTGCAGCCACCTCACTAAGTACAGGTATGGTAATCTTTTCTCCAAGCTTAGCTTTGCGGGCCTCTTCTTGCTTGATTAGGTCGTTGATGTATTCGGTTGCACCCTTCTTCAGCGTAGGAACAACAGCAAAGTCAATTTGGCCATTTTGAGCTACTGGATTCTGAGGAAGCGACGACACCATAGGGTCGTCGGACATAGACCGATACGTGGTGTAGGCATTGGCAAAAGCCTGCTTGTCTTCAATCTTGTTTAGGTCACCACCAGTCTTAGCGACAGCAGTGTATACCTGAGCCGCTGCAGCGTCAGAGATAGCCTTTTTCTTCTGCTGTATAGCAGCATCATCAAAGCCTATCTGTACTCGCTCGCTACCTAATGATTCCGATACAGATGGTCGTAGATCCAATGGAGAACTTGACTCCCCTAAATCGCTTGGACTTTTTTTTTTAATATAGGAATCTGCGGACATTATTCCGCCATCATCAAGACCATTCTGCTTTAAGGCTGAAATAATTTGTCCAGGACTACGACCAGCAGCTATTGCGCGATCGATTAAAGATTGTAGCTCTTCGTTCATTATGACAAAGATACTAATTACTTTTTGTCAATAATGGTGATACCTGGAATGGTAGGTATTCTAGGTTTAGCGAATTGACTTTCTCCAAACATTTCAGAAGACCAAACCTCTCCACCTTGTGGTGTCTGTTCTTCTATTATCCCAAGTGATTCCATTGCGCCAGTTACATCAAACTGTCCAGACGCTGCAGATTGTGCAGAACCCCGTTGTTGAACTTGAGACGAAGGAAGAGCCTTGAAGTAACTATCTGATAGTCCATCGGTAGCAGAACGTAAAAGACTTAAGTCGGATGATGTGGCTTTACGGCCCTTCTCTTGAAAAGCATCAAACTTATTGCCTTCACCATCAATTCTCTCAACCTTTACGTTTTCAATTACGTATGGTTCACCATTAAGTTTTCCAAACTTTACAATTTGACCACCCTTTGACCTTACTGGTGCGAAATCAATTGGGACCATAAATCCATTTGCTATATTACTACCTCCAACCTTTTGCACGTATGGAGCTGGATCAATACCAAAATACTTATTTTTACGCTGATTTTCAGTTGCCTTTTGATTAAGCTTAGCAATCTCAATTGCAATCTTCTGATCATTTATAGCCTTATCGTACTCTGAAACTCCACGTTCAGGAATCTTCTTTAAGAAAGCGTTAATGGCTTTGTTGTTATAGTCTACAATCAATCCATCTTTTAGTGGAGCAAATCCTTCTGAATCGATGATGTCTAAGTCTGCTCGGCTTGTGATTTGACCGTTACGTCCTATCTTGCCCTGAGACACTCCCTCAAATACAACAGCATTTTTTAACTGTGCTGGGTCAATGTTTCTAGCAAGAAGATATTCTGATGCCCATTTCCCGGCTTTTGCTTGGTCAATGGTTCCATCACGCTTGATATAATCATTCTTATTGCGTTCAAATGTTGCAACCATTTCATCAGCAATTTGATTAGGGCTCTGCATATCGTACTTGTAGCGAGGCAGTAGGGTAAACGGGTTTGAAGCTAGCGACATAATCTGATTAGCATCACGCTTAGTGGTGCGCTCGGAATCAAATAATTCAATAGCATTTTTTCCGCCCAAGTCAAACTGGTCTGGATTGGTATTATATGCAGACCACTGCTGTCGGTAGTTGTCAGCAATAAACTGAGCTGTTCCTGCTATCTCATTATACCCAGCATTAGCCTCACGAACCTTACGTCGTAGGTCTATATTGTCTGGATCTCGAGCAAGCTCTTTAAGTGAGTTCTCTACCGCACCATAGGCTGTCTGAACAGCCTCTCTGTCCCCATCAAGATATGTTCCTGACTTCTTCGTGAACTGAGAGGACCAATCGTCAAACTGAAGCTGCTTCTGGCGCTCACGCTCATTGAGGTTGTACTGGAGCTCCGCAAAGTTTGGCAGCTGAATTACGCCACTCGGGATAAGTTTAGCCATTATTTTTGCTTATTGAATTTCTTTAACAGCTGACGGAAGTAAGCACTTTCTTTGCTGAGCTTTTGCTGTTGGGCTGGGTTTAGGATAACCTCTCCGCCTGTCATCTCGCCAATCTTCTGACCTTTCTTTACGATGTCAATTGGGTTGGTCTTGTGGTCAAACTTACCGCCTGTAACCATACCTCCCTGCTCAAGCTTTCTAGGTCTTTTATTTCCCATAGAAGGCATATATTCGTCCGCTGTTTCAAAAATGCCTCTATCGAATAAACTTTGTTCTTCATCTAATTGATCTTGTAAATCGGTAATGTTTAGATCAATAAGAGCACGATCACCAACTGTTCCTCTTAAAGAAGCAAGGGTTTCATTTCTAGCTATGGCCTCAGCGCTAAGTGGAGTTTCAGCAACAGGAGCAATCTTAGCGGGTTTTTTAGACGCTAATTGAGCGCCATATACACCTGCAGAGCCAATCTGACCTACACCACCCGCGATGTTCTGGAGGCCGCCCTCAATGGCGGCCTGAGCAGCGCCACGCTCCATCATCTCGCGATTTATCTCACGACCAATCTCGCGCTCAGCGCCCTGTGCTGCAAAGCCAAGGGCTTCCATAGTCTGGGCTTGACGCTGACCTAAGATATCTAATGCACCAGCATCTGATGCTCTAACCATACCTGGCAACGCTCCGACAACAGCACGACCACCAGCACTTTGAGCGGCAGCGATTCCTGTGGCTATAGAGCGGTTAAGCTCCTCAAGGCGCTTTTGCTCTAGCTCAGCATTGCGAGCCTGCTTTAGCATATCCGCGTACTCAGAAGGACGAGCTGTTGAAGCCTCTTTAATCCTGCTCGCAGCAGACTGACCAGCCAACATTTGTCCTAGCCCTAAAAGGGATTGGCCTGCGCCTAATGCTCCGGATAGAACAAGTCCTCCAGCTACATATTTTTTTGGTTCTTTACTCTTCTTTGATCGCATATTACAAAGGTACTAATTATTGTCCCAGTTGGTTGTGTAGGTTGCTTTTGGCGAACACCGCATTGACAGCATACAATTCAACCTGAGAGGTTGAAGTGTTGGTTAATTTTATCTTAGCGTAGTAGTCTCGAATCTGATCGCCTTCAATGGCTCCGTTTCCGATGACTACAATCGTGTCTCCGTTATTAACCCCAGTGATACTTCCACTTGCCGTAACTTGCTTGTCTCCGCTAATTGATGAAACAGTGCGTGACAAAGAAACAAGCGTTGCTCCGCTTACCTTGTACAAGCTTCCTCCCATCGGGAAAGGAACATCTCCAACTGGAGTGGTGAACGTGATGGTGGAGCCGCTAACGCCTCCAGTTGCTACGTTGCCCAACACGAACACCTCAGAGCTTCCGCTGAGGGAAGTGATGGTTGCTGTTCCAGTATTTGCGCTAGAGTCACGTGGCACATAAGCGTAGAAGTTACGCTCTCGCTGGCTAAAGTCAGCAGCAAGTATAGAGGTAGACTGGTCTGTGTTTGATACCTCAGCAGCCCAAGCGTTAGTTCCTTCTAGGCTGATGGATTCGTAAGACTTAACCATAGACGGGTTCTGATTGCTAATCACCTCTACAACAGCATTGTATGGATTACCGTAGTATGTGGCTCTGTTTGCAGCATCAGAGTGCTTGTACATAACGCCTGCAAAAAAGGTAAACAGTGTGTCGTCTACAGAAACAATTGACTCTGGTCGGTATGAGTAGAAGGTGTTCCATACACTATTATTCACATCGTATGAAACAGTAAAGTCGTTATCTAGATTGGTAGGAGACCCAATAGATGCGCTATAAGTCTCACAGTCATTGACGAAAGAAAACTCACCAGTGGAAATATTTAAAGAAATGCTAACAAAGAAGTCGTAGTTTGTATTGGTAGCTACCCCATAAATGGTTCCGCTCTGTCCAATATATTCTTCACCAACGTAAGCAGGCTGCCCGTCAATTATTTTGTCTAGGAATACAATTGCATTTAAGCTGTCCTCAAACTCATCACAGATGTCTTCAAACTCGCGAATCTCAGTAGAGAACGTGAACAGGTCGTCATCGTCAAATTCAAGACCAACTATTACTTGGCTTCCCGCTGAGTTGGTCTGGGCGTTATAGACAAAGGTGGTTGCCCCGTTAGTTACTGTTATTTCAGCGTTGTTAATGGCATCAACAGAAACAATGTATTCGTCTGCCTCAATGTCAATACCTGCGATGACTTTTTGGCTTGAGGTGTTACTAGTGATAAATCGGAAGTTGTCCTTGAAGAACGCATCCATAAACTGCTCACTGATAAGGCTTATGCCGTCTCTAGATATTCTTACAATCTTTCCAGTTCGAACATCAGCAAAGTAGATTCGACCGCGATCTACAGCAAGAGACTCTGGGTTGTCGTTGATTCCGTAGTCACCAAGATAGTAGTTAGGTACGCCCACTACGGATCGTGATAATGTTAGGCTTTGGGCGCCATCTGTTGACTCAATGATGTTTCGCCCTATTGGTGCCCATCCAGACTTCCTTTCTTGAATGATGTAGACCCTGTCGTCATCTCCAACTAACTGTTTAATCGTTCCGTGTTGGTAGTCAAAATCGTAGAAGTTAGCGAGTGATGGGTTGAAGCTAGAAAGACCTAAGTACTTGCTGTCAATGGTAAACGGGTCGGAGTATGTTACCGACCCTTTACGGAACACAGTCTGAGCGTCTGTCTGCACAGCGTGAGGACGTCCAGCAGATGTAGACTTAGAGGAGAAAAAGTCGCTTACTGAGTAGTCCTCGATAAATGATATATTAAAGTTGTTAGCGTATGCTTTGGTTCCCACTTTAATTAGTCGTGGACGATAGTAACAGTCACCACTAGAGGACTGAACAACAGCATCATTGCTGTTGGTTAGGTTAAGCGTATAGGTTGTTGCAGTAAATGACCCACTTACAGTTGCTGCATAAAATACATAGTTATACGTACTATTTATCTCAGGATATACATTCTTAACCGATAATACGTTTCCGGAACCATCTGACAATACGTCCCCTTTGTATACTTTAATGTTCGAGTAAACAATGAGATTATTTCTGTCAGCAATGCTTACAACATTTGCAGACACTGGGCTTACTGTAGTTCTTTGACCAACGTGGATTCCATTTACAACTGGGAAGTTTTCTCCGATTTCATAAAATATTTCCTGCTGTGATATTTTATTGGGACGATATACCTCAATAATGCATTCGTTACCCCAGTTGTCGCTATCAGTAATAATACTATAATTACTCCATTCGTTTAATTTAGAAGACTTTACAGCAATAAATTTACCGGTAGTATTAAAGGTAGATTCGTCGCTTGTTAGGTTCAGGATTGGATTGGTATCGATGTCATTGGTAAATTCGAAATAATCAAGAACCTCTAGATTAATCTCTGGCTCATATGATACAAGATCAATACTTATCTTGCGAGTATATGTAACGGTAACTCCGGTAGTAAAATTAGTTAACACTCCAGAATTATTTGGAACTACAGATCCGCTTAGCAGTATTGCTGTTAGTGTCCCAGAACCAGATATAATATTAACATCAACTACCTCAAGCGTAGATACACCTAAGGCATTAAACTGACCGAGGATATCACCAACAGCAACAGAGCCAGTAGTTGCGCTAACATAAAATCGATACTGACCATTTTTCTTGTTGTATGATACGATTCTTAGCTTGTCTCCCTGCTGATATGAATACTCTAGATTCGCACCAAGTCCCTCCTTGTAGGAATCACTCTTTCCTTCGAGCGACCTCATAGAAAGATATGTTACATCTTCGAAACTAGATATACCAGCAAATGGTTTAGCCTGAAGGTTTGTAGCAGTAAATGCGCGTATGACAGAGTATTGGAATTTCTGGGTAATGCTATTTAGCTTGACGTAAACAGGAGCCCACTTAACGGCCCAAGACGGTGCCTGATGCTTTACTCGAAGCACAGTATCAACTCGTCCATCTAGATTATTTTCATTTACCCTATCGCCATACCAGTCTACATACGAGCTACTTATTGGCTGGACGCCACCATTTCGGTTAAACTTATCATAATAAACAAGACCAAATGAGTGAGTGGCTCCCGCTTTAAACGTTTCATATCCGTTAATGTCACCGTCTGTTAATATATTCGCATCAAATTCAACAGCGTTGTCTAGTGCATCATCACCAAAAAGGAAAACACTATCTGAGGCCTTTAAGTCTGGCGTTGTGGGAGTTGGAGTAAATGCGTCATTAGATATTGTAATTCCTGTGAAGCTCGAATATTGTGAACCGTCTCCCTGATAAACGACGGATGGTACGTCTATGAATTCTATCTGATTAAATAGACTATTTGTAGCGGGAAATGCTTGACCTAAAGATTTACCTCGTGTAAACAGATTATCTAATAGTCCAAGAATTGGAATAAAGTTTGCGGCTGAGTTTAGAATGCTTGCAACATTGAAATTATATCCAGCCTTTGCTGAAAGCACAGCTGCATCAATATTGATGGAGAATATGATTTCATTAGAGGTTGTAGAGGTCTCCTGAATTGATATTTGAGATGAACCAGAAAAGAACATCCATTTGTCTGGCTTTGAGTTTACTACAGCCTCTAACTCGAGTACGTCAGTAATTCTAGTTGCATACTCGAATTTAGTTATGTCTGAGTCTAATACTGTTGCATAGTTTCCCTCTATAGATTCAATAATTAAATTTACAATGTCAGTCTTAGTAGATCCCGCTAATACCTTAATGTTTTCAGATATTGACAGCGGAGACGACTTAACCTTTACTCCATAGTTGTAATCTTCTAGATCAGCAACTGGGTTTGCAGTTGCATCGGCTATAAGTCCAGCATAACTACTTTCCTCTTGATTAAGCTTATCACGCTGAGCCCACTGCAGGTAGTAACCGCTAAGGTTAAAAGCCATTTGACCAAAATCTAAGGCAAATGATATGTTAACTATAGAGTCTTGATCTACGGTTGCAGGTAATGACGAGAGGTCAATGGAGAATTGTTTTGTCTGATCTGGTAGTGTTGGCGTAGTTATGTGCGGATATTTTACCGGAATCTGATACTGACCAACTTCCGGAAAGTAATTAGTTAAAACAGAAACGTCGGTCCGTATGTTCGGGTAGTCCTCAGTGTATCCACCCATCATAAGACGATTACCAGCAATGTCAAGAGCTTCCGCTGTTTGAGGTACGTTGTCGTACAACTTATTGACCTCGTCCTGAGAAATAGCGGAGTAAAGCTTAGAGTTGTCAAAGGATATTGTCTGTGAGGTCACAGATGGGCTGTTTACAAGTGTGCCAATCTCATAGAATGCACCTGCATTGCCATTGCGGACAAGTACGATAATCTCCTTTACGTCAGCAAATGATGTAGGTACGGATACCGTTAAGGTGTTGTTTTCAAGCTTTTGCTCATCAGTGATAATACCGTCAAAGAATTGATTCTGGGCAACAGCTAATTCAGAGTACTGAGATATTGCGGAACGCTCTCCGTCTTGATAGACATACTGAGCAGCAAACTGAAATGTAGACTCGTATAGATTGTTCTGCTTTAGGTTTACGTTAGTAGAGAACGCAAACGTAGGAGGCGTCATAGGCGGTTGTTTGGCAACCGCTATATTGATTAGCTTCTCTGCATCAGTACCAGAGGTAAACGAGGCGGGATATAGGCCTAGGAGCGCTCGTGTTACGTTTATCTTTTTTGGGTCGGTATTGGCATCCGTGAAGTATAATAATGTCTCTCCGGCCAAGTTTCGTACAACAGATGCTCGGATATGATAAAAGCTTGAGAAGTCAAGGATACTGTCTCGGTAAACTAACTGAGCCTCATCAGAGGAGGCGGAGTATCGATAGATAGAGTGGTTGTTGTTGTTGTTCCAAACAAAAAAGAAAATCTCCCCTCCATCACTGTTGGCGACCGAGCCAATAACCTTGTTAGTTCCTGCTGGTAACTCATCGCCAGTGCGAAATGATATAGCGGCATTGCCGTAAGCATTTTTTATTACGCCACCATCACCATCATCATCGGAAGACAAACGGACGTTTAGAGCGTCCGTCATCTCAACAGACTTTACTAGGCGCTGGTCATCCTCAAGGTTGAGGTATCTTGGTACGAGTTTATCAATCATAAATGCTTAAGCTTTAGGACTTTGCTTGAAATTCTTTCGAATCGTCTTCAGTGCTTCGTCCTTAGAGAATGCCTTTAGTCGTGAGTTTGCTAGACGGCGCTCGGTGTAGTAGTCCTGACGAGCACGAGCCTTTTCCCCTAGCGGTACGTTACTCTTACGATCAATGAGGTGGCTGTAGATGTACGCCCTCAAAGCCTGCTCTGCGTAGATGTGGATGGTAGGGCTCGCTGCACGAGCCTCGTCTGCAATGTACTCTAGGTACACCGTGTCTACGCTGGTGCCAGTGGTGAGCTCTATCCTGTTCTGCTCTGTGTTTATTCTGTACTCTCCGCTGTAGTGGCCACCACCATAGCCGTATAAGCGGCCATTGGTTGTGGCGTACACATAGTTGCGATAAATAAAGTCGTCAAAGCCAAGAAGGTAATCAGGAATCTGATAAGGCTGCTGGTTGGCGAGTATGTTTTTGTTTTTGTTCTCTCCGAAGATATATACAAGTCCATCTGCTCCTACTATTCCAATTTTCACTAAGTCAACATAATCGTTTGGCAATGTCACTGTGTTGGTGCTTAAGTCTATGTTAAGCTCAGTGGCCTTTAAACGCTTCAGGATGTCGAATCCCATCTCTCTGATACCTCTTAGCGCTAGATTACGAATAAGAGTGTCTGAGGCGGTATTTGCATAGTCATCACTCTCCATCGATATGACGAAGTCCGTAATGACCTGCTCAAGTGATACGGTATCCTGTGCCATTATTGCTGTTGGGTTTCTTGTTTAGCGTAAGTGTAAACGTCAGTGTCGCGTAGGTTGACCCCTATAAGCTTTGCAACCTCAATAACTAGCTCCGCGAAGTAGTGTTCTGGTAGCTCAAAGTCAACGCTGTTGGTCGAATCATAAACCTCCTTGCCTGCAACAACAGTATAGCTAAACCTTGGTGATGACGTGGTGCGTGCACCGGAGGACGGAACAAGGCCCTGTGGGATCTTGTAGTAGCGCATAATAACGCTTGCTATACTCGTTGGGTACACATATACGCTGTCTCCCACCATAGCGGCAGGAAACGCCGTTGTAGGGGCACTGAGGGTGGACCTAAGGATGTACTCTAGCTTCTCCTCGTCGTAGATAATCGCAAGGCTCTTCGCTGGTGAGTCGGTGGATAGTATGGAGATAATCCTTGCAAGGTCGGTTGGCTTTGCGCCAACCCCAGTGGTTAAACTGATGGTTGACTTCTTAGAGAAGTACGAGAGGTCTTCGTTGCTTTGCTTGACCCTTGACTTGTCTCTTCCTGCGTCGAGCTGCGCCTGACGTAGTCTCTTGTCGAGTGCAGCATCGCTAAATAACTTGTTAAACAAGTTCATCTGAGCCACCTGAGCGAAGTTGTTGAAAACAGCAGGCGTAACAAAGCCACGCTGGTCCTTGTTGACCAGATCTTTCAAGGCTGAATATACGCGGTTTACTGATGCCATATCTTAATATCTGTAGTTCATACAAAAGTACGACAAAAGAAAAGGGCTCCATTTCTAGAGCCCTTTCCAACCAATCAACAATTAACCTATGAAACGAGGTTCAGTGTAGGGTGCAAATATACGCTATTGCTCCAACTTCTGCAACTCTGTCTTTAAAGTTTCGTAAGCTGTTCCGCCCTTCTCGGTCATACAGAACTGAGTCATAACACTAATGGTGTCCTGACCCACTGGCGTAGCGACAATCAAGCGGTTGCTGTCGAACCAGTACATACCGTCCTCACGGGCAAGCAGCATCTGGAAGTCAACAGCTTTCTTAACGTTAGCCCTGGTGGTAACTGTTGGGTTATCGAACAGACTGATGAAGCGCTTAGGGTTCCCCTTAGCCTCTAGGAGTAGCTCACGCTTGATCTCAGCGTTCTTCTGGCCAGTGTCGATACCTAACCATATAGCGACAGGAATAAGCTCGTCTACGGACTTGCTACGGATCAGGCCGATGGCATCGTGGAGAAGGAACTCTACGTTGATGTCAAGCTCTGCGCTTTGCTCGGTGTTTACCTCCTCGAACAAGCCGCCACCGTTTGCGCGGTTGGCGGGGTGAAGCTCTAGGAAGCTAAGCAGGTTAGGCTGGTTAGCTGGAGCGTAGAGTAGTCCACCCTCGAAGATGACGTGACGGCGAACAGCTAGGCTGCTCTGCTCGTCGGCAAAGATAGAAGCCTCATTGGGGCAGTAACGTATCTGTCTGTTGGTATTAGTCTCGGCATCATAGATGATTGCCTCCGACTTTATTGTGGAAATGATTCCACCACCACTGGGGATGGAGAAAATCTTTCCCTTTCTTTCTTCTGCTTTAGGAGCTGCAGACGCTCGTGCTGGACGTGCCATAGTTAAATAGAATTATAATTAATAATTATGCAAAATTACACTTCTATGCAAAGCGAATTTTTGGCAATAAAAAAGGGGGCCTAAGCCCCCCTCCCTATCAACAAAGCTGTTGATTACTTAGTCAAGAGCACGTGCTGGTTAGCAGCGCGAGTAACTAGTGCGAACTCTGAGCGGTAGTTAAACTGCAGAGCGTCCGTGTTGGTGTTGGTAACACCCAAGATAGAACCTGTCATCCAGTGCTCCATTTCGCGGTTGTAACCATTCGTGGCCTTGTAGTTGAGCTCAAGAGCTGGAGACTTCTCTCCAGTGCGAGGATCAGCAACGTTGGTCAACGGAATCATAACACCTTGGAAGTTGCTAGCGCCCAACAACGTAGGATCGTTGAGGAGCTTCCAGCTGTGCTTGTGGAAGGTGTAAGAGCCACGCATAAATGAAGAGAAGCCAAGCTTCACCATATCTGCAGCGTTAGCAAACTGTCCGAACTGAGTAGCAACACCAGCGGTGATGTTAGCAGCCGTAGACGTACCAGTAGCGATCATATCGTCAATGGCAAGGTCTTGGAGGCGGTTAACGTACATAGCGTACTCAGGCATAGAGCCTTGCTTGTCAAGAGCGGTGATGAGAACATCAAGCTCGTCAAGCGTAGCAATAGCAGCAGTAGTGGTTGCGCCAGAGTTAACAACGATACCACGATCAGAGATAGCAGAGAAGTAACCTTCAGAGCCAGCAATAGATCCCAGTGAGCTTGTTCCAGCTGCGTTAGAAACCTGCTGTCCAAGCAACATCATCATCTCACGCTTGTCGAGGAAGCGTTGACGGGTGTCGTTCTCAGACTTGATGAACCAGCGGTAGTCGCCATTTCCTAGGTTTACCCAGCCAATGTTGGTAGCCTGTGAACCGGTAACCTTGTAGACCTCTTTGATGATCTGGTATGGGTTCGTACGCTTAACAACGTTAGACTCAAGGTAGCCAACGTTTTGATCAGTTCCCTGAGCAAACATATTACCTACGATGGGGAAGTTAGCAGAAGCAGCGGCAGCAGATGCGCTAAGACCTGCACTCGATAGAGAAACAGCAGTAGCGGCAGCAGTAGCTGTCTGAGAGAATTCACCAGAGGTAACAGCAGTGATGATGAAGCGGTCTACACCACCAACCAAAATCACGTCGTTAACACGAAGGTACTTCTGAGCAGCAGCCTTAGTGGCTCCAGTAGCAGAAGTAGCGGCAGAGGCTAAGTTCAGCGTCAGGGTAGTTGCAGCGGCAGCAGCAGAAGCGGCTGGAGTAGCAACCTGAAGCTGGTGCAAGCGAGTCTCCTCCCAGTACTGAACCTCATCGGCAGCACCGTTAGATTTGACAGCTCCTACCATCTGAAGGAAGCCTGTGATGCCTTGGTTACCGTAGGTCTTAACGAGAAGATCACGGTTGTCGGGCTTGTTTACTTCATCGATGAAATCACCGAGTGAAGTGTATTTGGTCGGGTCTAACCGACGAAAACTGTTGGGAGAAAAATCCAACGGAGTGTTTGTAGTTGCCATTTTATTTTATGTGTTAGGCGTTTTTATATTTTGAGACGAAGACTGTCGCTATTGCTTAGATAGTTTAGTATCTGAGCAGAGACAGAATCAGCATTCTTTGAATCAGCGGGACGTGGAGATGAGACATCTACATTCGCGGCAGTTTCTACGAGTTTGCGCTGGCCATCACTAAGGCCCTGCTTGTAGATAGAATTGACAATTTCATCAATGTTATCTACTAGGGCTCGGTGAGAGTTCAGCAGCTCGAAGTCCCAGCCTCCGCTGTTATCAACATACTGATCGAAGAACTCATCAAGACGTGCATTCTTATCCTTTAAGCTCGACTTGTACTGGTCGTTAAGCCCGAAGTTGAACTCTTGGTCGCCAAGCTGGAAACTTAGCGATTCAAGGGCATCAACCTCTTGGCTCATCGTGCGAATCCAGTTCTCGTCAATGGGACTTTGAACTTCGTTATTTGAGACTTCTTGCTTCACAGGCATACGATAATTGTCGCGCAATTTCTCGATGTCCCGTTTAGCTTTGTCCGCATCAATCTTTAATTGGATACTCGACAACCGAATCTCTTCATTACTGTATAGGTCCTCGTCTACTTTGTACTTGGACCTCACCAGTAAATCGATGTCTTCATTAGAGAGATTAGGATAGTCAACAGCCATCTGCAGTTTCACAGCGCTGAGCTCATCCATTTCAGACGGATTAATTGACTGGTATCTAAACCAGTCAAGTGGATCACGTCCTGTCTCTTCAACAAAGTCGGCGATTGCCTTTATTCTCTCGTCAATTGATGGGGCTTTTTGAGCTTCAAGAAGCTGGGTAAGATGTTCGATGCTATCGATAGATACGCCTAGCTTTTCACTGACGTAGCTTGCGACTGCAGCCTCGAACTCTTGCTCAGACATCTCTGGCTCGGGTTCATTTGTAAAAGAACTTTGAACAGTTTCCTGTTCTAGTTGCTGTTGGGGTTCGTAGGTCTCCTGCGGTGTAGCCTCTGGTTGCTCGGGTGTAGACTCTGCAACTTGATTGCTAAAGTCTAAAACCTCTGCTCCCTCAGGTACTGAGAAGGTGGGGGTGTCTAGTGGCGTTCCCTCTGGCACCTCTCCGCTGGTTACCTCGTATCCCATTGCGCTTAGAGCGCTTTCAATGTCATTGCTCATATAAAATAAATTTTGTTATTAATAACGCAAAATTAGTTCAAATAACTATTGCATATTTTGCAACAGTTTCGTATAGGACTACTTACGGAACCTAGCGATTTTCTTGGCAATAGCCTTGGGCTGGGCAACAAATTGCTTGCCTTTCTCAGTCCCCTCGCGCTTAGCGCGGGTGGTGGCTGCGTACTCTTTAGAGCTTAATGATTTGATTGCCTTCTCTGGAAGATAGCGTTCTCCTGTCTCGCCTGACGGCTTGCCGCTCTTGGTGCGCCAGTTCTGCTTGGTCCACTTGCTTAGGCTTGTCTTTGTCTTTGCACCGGAGTACCCTCCGCCTGCTTTCTTGTAGATAGATACGGCAAGCTGCATAGCTCTGGCTGAGTGCTTCCCGCCCATCTTAGCCTTAGCTTGCGCCTTTGACTTCTCCCAAAGCTCTGGGTTTGTTTTTTTAGCAACCTTCATTATAGTCCCCTCGTGTATTTTTGAGACTTGGGAGGCATCTTCTTATCTCCTTGAGGACCAGACCAAAACGCTTTGTCCGCCCAGAAGGCGGCGCTCATCTTCCCTTTGGCAATGTTCTTAGCGTGGCGAGCTTTAAAGCTCTTACGGGCCTCGGGGCTGTAGTTGTGGCCCATCTTCTGGTCTCCGAAGCGGATAAGGCGAACCTTGTCGCCAACCTTTGCTAATACGATTCCCTTCTTGGTAGGATGGGACGGGGTCTTCTTGGCTTTATTAACGCCAGAGAGCCCGTACTTCTTGAGGATGTTCTTTACTCTTTCTTCCATCACTGCTCAAATAATACGAAGAATACAAATCTTCCCCATAGATACGTAGCTATTCCACCAATCCATTGGTCGTTTGCCCTACTGACCGCAGCCTTAGGCACTAGAAGGGCTTTGCGTAGGGTCTCTGTGGTTTTGATGTTCTCAGTAGCAAGAGAGTCGGCAACAGACTTCATACCACGATAGTCTACCCCTACAGAGTCAATCTCTTTCTTTAGCTTGACAAACTTGCTGTTCATAGACGCTGCCTGAGACAGCTTAAGAACGACTACCGTATCACTCCCCTCCACCCGTTGAATCGGGTAGGATTGCGAGTACGTTAAATGGCACAGCAGCAGGCTGCTCGCTAATAGCAACGATTTCATCTTGCATTGTTTTAACTTGTTCAACGAGGGCGACCTTTTCTTCTTCCAAAGTTGTAATTGTGGCCTTCATTTCTTTTACTTCCGCAACAATTAGATTGTCTGCGCTCTTTGACACGGATGCAGCCTTTTGCATCGTCTTGTTTGAGTTCTCAAGAATCAAATCAATATCCAATGCCTCTCGCTGCTTTGGCTTTTGTGCGCTGAGGATTCCACCAATGATTAGAAGGATTAACAGAATTACTGCAGCTTGTGTGGCTTTCATCGTGTTTGAATTAGCATTTCGTTCTTTGCACTTGTATACGCTAAAGCAGAATCCAATTTACGGACGTGCTGGGTGTATTTGTCGACCTTCTGCTCTAAGTCGAGAACACGAGTTTGGCATCGGTCGTCAACCTTTGCGTTGGTCATCTTCTGGTCTACGTACAGGTAACCGATTGCTACGAGCGCAACAAAGGCTATAGCAGCGACGGGGTTCTTTTGGAACTGGTCAAAGGATACTGGTAGCTTCATTTCTTAGCGAACTTTTCTAGTCCTGCGATGCCGAATGAACCTAGGGTAATGATTACAAAAGAATTATACGTGAACTCGTTGATAACGAGGTCCTTACCCATAACGCCTGAGACAACGTCCGCAACCATTACTATAACCATTACAGCAAATGACATAAAACCAATGATGGTTTTCTCATTCCAGTTGTTGTCATCTTTAAAGATAGAGGCAAAGCCCATAAGTTTTTCTTTTATGTAAGTAAAGAGTTTCATCTGTTTAAATGAATGGGTTTGAAGTGGTACAAAGTTAGAGTAAAAAGAAAAGCCCCTTGAGGGGCTTCAGCTCATTAAATGCTATGCTTTATTCAACTGGTACTGGAGGTAAACAGTAGGCTGCAGTAGGGTTAGCAACGCAGTACTCGGTAGCGTATGCTGATTCCAATCCCGCGAAAACGTGGATTCCGCAGGGAGCCGGCCATACCTTAAAGGCAACGAAGTCTACAGGCTCTAGGTCCTGCCATAGGATGTCTACCGCCCACTCTGTAGAGAGGTCGGTACACTCACCCGTCTCTGGGTCGGTGGCGAGGCAGATGTTACCAATCTCGTGGACAGCTACTACTTCACTGTTGTAAGAGGTGTTACCCTCTTCGTCTGTGGTGGAGATTGTTGCTTTGGCTGATTCCCAAGCTTCTTGAGTGGGGAATTCGTACTTATAAAACTTCATAGCTGTTGTTGTTTATTGATTATAAAGTGGTAAGTTCTGCCAGTTGGGCGTTGGTTAGACGGGTCTTGAATAGTAGGGCTTGGCTTAACGGCAACTCGGGGTTTAATGTGCCGCCAAAATTAAAATTAAGGTCGGCAAATGCACTACCGCTAAAGGCTGAGGTGTTTGTGCTTGACACTTGGGCTCCGTTTAAGAATACGGCAGAATCCCCCGTTTTGTATGCAATAGCAATTTTATTATTCCCGTTTATTGGTAATATTGAACTTGCAAATGTCCAAATTGTAGAACCACTTACAATCAAGCGAGCGGTAAAGCTGTTTCCTGCAAGTTCTTTTCTCAACCAAAGTTGTGTAGTTCCGCTTATTATTTGTACAATATATTCGTTTGGATAAGAGGCTAAAAGTCGGTTGTTAAAATTAACAAATACAACCCCCTCAGTCTGGCCAATCAACGAGCTTATGCCCGCCTTTGAGGCAGCGTCTGCCACACGAGTTTGACTCGTTGCAAGCGTGGGGATGTACGAGGTGGCGTAGGCTCCAGCTTCAAGTTGTGCGCCCCAAAGGTATAGGCCGTCGGTTCCGTTGCCAGCCCAACTAATTACTGGGGTGGCGCTATTGTCATAAATGTAAAAGTTTGGGGGTGACGAAATGGAAACTGTACAAGTTACCGAAATACGTATCCAGCCGTTGCCGTAGTTTTCAATTTTAAAACCGCTGTTGTTTGTGTTCCTAAATATCGCAAGGGTATCAAGGTTTACCCCAATGCCACCGCTGTGTCCGTCAAACCAAACCAAAAGGTTTTTATATAATCCTTTTTTAGCAAATACGCTTAAAGTGTGAGTACCGCTTGATACTGCGGCGCTAGCTAAGCTAGCACTATGTATACCATTTGTAACGCTTGGTATAATAAAATCCGCTGAGGCGTTCCCGTCGGGACTTACAATAGAGTTTGACGTTACGCTAACATTCGTTTTTGTATAAGCGGCATTATTAAACTGCTCCGAGAACGTCATTAAGTTTGTCCGCTGTGGCTCCAGCAAAAGCTTCGGGCAAGTACTGTTTAAATAATCTAATCTTGGTATGTTAGCAACAGGACCAACTGATACTGCTGTAGTGGTAGTTGGGATGTAGTCTGTTGCTATGTCTCCCGTTTCTAATTGTACACCCCAAATTACAAAAGATGATGCGGCCGCAACGGCTGAATTTGTAGCTATTACAAGAGAAATACTAGAGGATGCTGCCGTGAAAGTAATCGAAATTCTCTGCCAAGTGCTTGTCGGGGTGAAACTTAATGTGTTACCCGTTACAATGAAGACTTGCGGTATTTGTGCGGTTCCATCTGACTTTACGTAAAGTGAGGCAGTGTACTGAGTCCCAGAAACGACCGTTCTAGCTTGTGATATTTGCGGGAAAGCACCGCCCGCCGAAACAAACCTATCGGCCGTCAATGTCCCGTTTGGCGCAGTATCAAAATTTGCTGTAATTGTAACTAAACTTTTTCCCCAACTTGCGTCGTCAAAGGTTTGGCTCTGCAAAACTTCGTTAGTACGCACCTTCTCAATAAGGCCGTTGCTTGCCACCCTAGTCGCCTCAGAGGCACGGGTAAAGGTCAGCTGCCCGTCGGTACTGAGGGGCTTTTGTGAGTATATCTTACCGCTCTTGTACCCACTTGGAATCATTACTAGGCTGGCGTCTTCGTAGAAACTCATATTATCAATGGTTGTATGTTAATTGTGCAGCTACTAGCTTGCGCTGTAGGCCACTGGGGGTAAACTTAAGCTTTAGGAATTTCATAGCGTAGTGAGCTCCTGAAGAGCGGCGTTGCTTAAACGGGTCTTGAATACTAGGGCTTGCTTATAAGGCTTCCAAAGATTATTTGTGGTACCAGCGTTTTCTTGACCTAAATACAAATTGCTTGTGGCTGGCGTAGTATGCGAAGTGTCGGTACCTACCAAAGAACCATTTACATACATTGCCACGTCATTGTTTTTGTACGCAACCGCAATTTTTACAACGCCTTGAGGCATAGTAGTACCAGTTATTTCGCCAGTTTGTGTGCCGCTTGCAACTGAAACAAAGTAAGAAGACCCACCCGTAAGCCTTGCAAGATACATACGATTACTGCTCGTTCCGTCAGATACCGATATGATTCTATCAATGGTTGAATTATTATTTCCGTCATTGACAAACTCAACAAACAAAGTCCCCTCCGTCTGGCCAATCAATGAGCTAATGCCCGTCTTTGAGCAAGCATCCGCAACCCTTGTAACTGAGGCTGCAAGCGTGGGGATGTACGAGGTGGCGTAGGCTACTAAATCCTCAAACTGAAAACCATAAACTTGGTAAGTCCCTACGTTGTCAAAGAAAAACTGACAAGAGTAAGTCGTGCCAGCAGACGTGTAATTGTGTGTTACCCTATACCACCCGTTGCCGTAGTTAGTGATGGTTGCCGTGACCCCAGTACCAGTAGAAATTACTGAACCAGTCGCAACATTAAAAGTCGCTCCTTTGTCTACAATTCCATCATAAGTGTTTATTCTAAACTGCGCTCCCGTTCCAGCCTTTACAAAACACGACAAAGTGCGTGTTCCAGCAGTTAACCCAGTAAACGCTCGCTGAATCCTTGCTGGTGCGGAGGTAATAGTTACGAGGTCAGCATTCGTGTAGCCATCTGGCGAAACATTTGTGTTTGCCGTAATCGTAAGCGAACCTATTGCAGACCAGTAGGCGTTGTCTAATTGCTCGGAAAAATTAAATAAATTGGTACGCTGCGGCTCCAGCAAAAGCTTAGGGCAAGTGCTATTAAGGTAGTCCAAACGGGGTAAACCGCTAACTGGGCCAACGCTTACCGCTGCGGTGGTGGTGGGGATGTAGTCTGTTGCTATGTCGCCCGTTTCGAGCTGGGCAAAAGCCAGCAATACATCAGCGCTTGTGTTTGCGGTAACGCTACCACGAGTTTCAAGTAAAAAATTTATGCTTGTTGAGGTCGAGGTGCCTACGTTTACCACCCTTTGCCAGTCAGCGGTAAGGGTAATTATTAACTGAGCTCCAGAAAACTCAGTAATAAAACGGACTTGCTTGCCAACTTCACCAGCGCTGAAGGCTTTAATAAATACTGAAGATGCGTGAGGTGTTGAGTTTGCGCTCGTTACTCCTTGATTTAGAATAGACCTATCTAAACTTGTTACGCCTACGCAGTTAAATACAACCCGTGATGCAGTATTGGTACCATCTGGTGCCGTTCCAGCGTTTGCGGTAACCACAGGGGCAAGGCCCAATCCACTACCCGATTTCGCCCAATTAACCGTGCTGAATCCATTTGACTGCAAAACAAGATTAGTCCGCACCTTTTCAATAAGCCCGTCACTCTGCACACGGGTGGCGCTTGAGGCACGGCTGAATACCAAATCTCCCGACCCATCAGCTGGCTTAGTGCAATAAACCTTCTGGTCCTTGTAGCCAGAAGGAATCATTACTAAAGATGCGTCATTGTAGAAACTGCCCATTGTTTATTGTATCTTATTAAGCCCAGATAAGGTAATTAAATGGTCTCGATTTCATCACCGCCTGCAAACTCAATCGTTGGAAGCTTGTGGAGTTCCTCCAAAGCCTTTACGATGTTGGTGACCTCAACCAAGTTGAAGCAGCCCTTTGAGATGGCAATGTTTAAAGCCTCTGCGGTGACTTGTAGTGCTACTGAATGTTCCATTAGAAAGGTAGTGGGGTAGATACGGGATATACGGGGGGCGTGATAAGGGAATCAATTTGTCCTTGAATGCAAGCCTCAAGATTAGCAACGCCATCAACGCCAAGTTCCTCTTGAACCCAACCGATAACGATTTCGTTGGTAAGGTCAGCGTAAGGGATGAACTCCGATACTGATTCGGTAGAGAATCGTGCGGTGTTAGATAGTGATGCGGTGTACTCGCCATCAACGCCAACCACTTCGTAGTTTGCGATTACAACGTAGTCAGATTCGGTGCCGATGGTTTCGGTGTAAAGGGCAGTTACTGCCCAAGTGTAAGTTGTCATTATGCTTTTAGTAAAATTTTGTATGCGGTTCCGTTGATGATAACACTCCAAGACCTATCAGATACAAGTGCTTCCGTTGCGACTGCGCCTGCGTTCGTTCCTGATGAACCAAATACGCATTGGTTTGAGGCGGTTGCAGTTGCATCTTTACCAAGAATTACGCTTCCACTAAAATTACCGCTTTGACAATTTTCGCCAATGGCGGTATTATTACCTCCTGTTGTATTATTTGATAATGCTTGTCTACCTACTGCTGTATTATCACTGCCTGTAGTGGTTGCACCTAAAGCACTTATACCTATCGCTGTGTTTTGCCCACCTGTGGTGTTTGCATCCAACGCTTGAAATCCAACTGCGGTATTGTTAGAACCCGTACTCAACTTCAACGCTTGGTATCCAATAGCAGTTACTCCCGTGCCACTCGTGTTGGTCTCCGCTGCCTCAAAGCCTACTGCGGTATTGTTAGAGGCGGTGTTTGAAAGTAAAGCCTGTGCACCTATTGCCGTATTGCTTGAACCCGAAACAACAGCCTGCAAAGCATAATTACCAAAAGCAGCATTGCTTGAACCCGTTGAGGAAAGTTGCATTGTAGTATAACCAAATGCGGTGTTGTCGTTACCCGTAGTGTTTGCAGGTAAACACAAACCTCCTACGGCATTATTGGTTATGCCCGTAGTATTTGCCTTTAAAGCGCCATTACCTACGGCAGTATTAAAACTACCCGTGCTTAACCGCAATGCTTGATATCCGATGGCGGTGATTTCCGTACCACTCGTGTTGGTGAATGCTGCTTCAAAGCCTACGGCAGTATTATTTGATGCGGTGTTTACTAATAGGCTATCTGTTCCAACAGAGGTATTGTTACTACCCGTTGTGTTTGAGACTAATGCTTGCCTACCAACTGCCACGTTGCTACTGCCCGTAGTGTTTGCTATCAATGCAGTAGTACCTACGGCAGTATTAAAGTTACCCGTATTAGCCCTCAACGCTTGGTATCCAATAGCGGTTATGCTCGCTCCACTCACGTTGCTCAATGCTGCTTCAAAGCCCACTGCCGTATTGTTCGCAGCGGTGTTGTTTTGTAATGCAGCTTTCCCTACTGCCGTGTTATTACTGCTCGTGGTGTTTGATAACAAAGCGTCACGACCAAAAGCAGTATTGTTACTGCCCGTAGTGTTTAAGGTTAACGCCTCACCCCCTACTGCGGTATTGTTACCTCCCGTAGTATTAGATAGCATTGCACTTCTACCCAAAGCAGTGCCTGCAGAACCCGTAGTATTTGCGGTCAAAGCATTTTGACCTACCGCTACGTTATTTGCTCCCGTTGTATTTGAATCCAATGCAGTATCACCAAAAGCGGTGTTAGACGTAATCGCACCCGCACCATAGTTGGTCAAAGCGGTAGTTGATACAAGCAAAGGCAAATCGTTGCCCAAGCCATCAGACAAACGCTTGAGTGACCCCGTGATTGGCTCGTTGTCCCCGACCTTGATAAGGCCGTCGTAGGTGGCCTGGATTCTTTCTCCTGTTAATGTGTTTCCCATTTTGTGATAATTATAAGTTCCAAATTTCTGTTGTTGTGCTCCAAACTTCGATGCTGGTGTTCCAAGCTATCTCAATGTAAGAGTTTAAGTCAAATAAAGCATTAGTGAAGCAGGCCTGACCCTCAATGATTCCTCCGTCAAGGGTCCACCTCTGGAAGATTAAATCAATGTAGTCGCCAGTGTTACGGACACCAAGCCTAAACTCAGCACTCTCAACGCAAGACTCAGCCTCTACCGTTCCTCCGTCCGCTGTTACTATAGTAAAGTAATCATTGAACAGCATCTGCGCTGCACCCCGAAGGTTGCCAGCGCCAGTAGGCGTTAGACTTATGCTGATGCCTAGGCCGAGCATTGTTAGGCTATGTAAGCGATTGCTACGCCTGAGGATACCCCCACTGCGCTAAACAATCCGTAGATGGTGGTGCCAGCAAAGACGGGTACCGCTGTAAGGTTGTCCTCCGCTGCTGATGTGGCGGTAACCACCGCGTCGCTGGTTACCGTAATTGCTCGGTAGAACTCTCCGCTTACGGGAGTAGATGAGGAGGTAAGTACCCTAAAACCTTTCTGACCGAATGCCTGAAGCTGGTAGTTGGTTGTGTTGGTAATATTTGAATAGCTCACAATGGTAAAGGTTAGAGGTTAAAGAGAAAACGCTAATTCCTTACAAAGATAGCTATTGGTTCAATATGATGTCTACGATATCATCTTGACCCTCGAGGTCCTGCTTCTGCAACTCCGCACGGTCTCCCTTGCGCTGGGCAATCAGTTTGCTTTGTGCAACTGCTTGCTCCTTAATGCGGTTGTCCTTCCGGTCTTCAGCCTCTTGATCAGCACTCTGGCGTACACCCGATTCAATCTGTTGTTCTTTGATTCCGTAGTCTCCTTGCAGCTGAGCCAACTGCATCTTAAGTCCGTACTCCACCTGCAGCAGCTGAGCCTTAGCCTCAGCCTCTAGCTGAATCTTCTGAGCGTCCAACTGAGCCTTCATCTGGTCCTCCTGCATCTTGGCTTGGCTTGTGACCTGAGCGACCTGTGCGTTGGCCTGAGCTTGGAACTGAGAGTTCTGCTGGGCCATCTCTTGACGGACCTTCATACGCTTCTTACGGCGTACGATAAGCAGCCTCTCGGCTTGGTCGATGTCCCTCAACTGACGGATGGCGATAGCGTCCTCGATGTCAAGCTCACCCTGGGCAATAGAGGCCTGGATGTTTTGCTCGAGGTACATACGGTCAATCTCGTTCATATCAGCGACAACCCTAACGCCGAAGTTGTACATAGGAAGGTTAGAGAAGCTAGACAGCACAGCCATATTCTCCCTGCCAATAGCAGTCTCGTAGGCTTTGTAGATGATAGACTTCGGGGGAAGTATCTGAAGACACTTCACCACGTCCTCACAGATCCTGCGGTACAGCACAATCGCTGCATTGGTGATATCTCCAAGAGCATTGTTGCCTGCCGCCAGTTGCTGCTGGCGTACGCCAACAAGCTGGTCTCCCTTAGGGCTCGTGCCATCCATAACCTCGTTGATGCCCGTAGCATCACGAATCATACGCAGAGCGTGGTTGTAGATGGTGATAAGCTCGTTGATGTTCCTGATGCCGTTCTCAAGAGGACGGATCGGTGGGTTCTGGAAGCTGCCGTCAGGATTCTTGCTGCGGTAGTAGAAGATACCCGTCTGCTCGTAGATGTCTTGAAGGTCCAGAGGCTGAAGTTCTCCGCCACGTCCTAGCTGTACGTTCTCAAGTCCTTCGATGTCGATAATCAATCCATCAGGCTTGGCCTTGGCGATAGACTGCTGGAGCTTTAGGTGGGTGATCTGCAGCTGGTCGGCAAAGCCGATGATGCCGCTTACCATAGACTTAGGGATAGACTTACGGATGTTGGTGGCCACAATGCTGTAGCTCATCCGGGTGCGGGTGATGTCGTGAACATTTTTAGGAATGTTCTTCTTCAGACCGTAGTCAAAGATGTAGTCCGTTCCCAAGATGTACTTACCTCCGTACAGCGTCTGGTTCTGCATATAGACAGCCTCCCTATCGTACACACTCTGCTGTGGGGCGGTGTACTTGTGGCCCTTGTAGTAGAAACCAACGTTTCCAAAGCGAGACTCCTTCTTCTCGAAGATGATGTTGTCAACACTAACAAACTCAAAGTCAAGTACTTCGATGGTGTACTCGTCGTATCCGTAGTAGTAGCGCTCCATACCTGGGTCGTACCCAGATCCCATCAGTCGGCTAGAGTCATTACCAAAGCGGTTCATAACCGTCCTTGCCATCTTCTCGTACTCGTCCTCGGTGAACTGGTCTCCTGCGATACGCTTGAGCTCTGAGATGCTCATACGCTTTACGTGGCCTGCGTAGGTAATGTCCGTAAAGTTGGGGTCAGAGGTAAAGCTGTGGATAAAGAATGCTGGGTCTACATAGTCCTCAACGATTCCGTAGTTGGGGTCGTTGCTGCGCTTGGTGACGGCAATACCACAGGTGACGAGGTCTTCGACATTGCGCCTAAAAATGCGCTCGTCGAAGTCATTCCAGCTGAGCGTTAGGTTGATGCCAATCTGGGCAGCAATCTCCGCAGCGGTCTTGATGTTAGTCTCAAGGAAAATTTCGGTCTCCTCAGCGGTATCGGGAAGAGAATCGGGGTCTACCTCGGTGCGAAGTCCTGAGTCCTTCGCCTCCTTTAGGATGTCCTTGTTCTCGATGAATATCTTCATCTTGTTCTTCTCGTAGTCCTTCTCACTGCGCGACAAAGGATCAACAGCTTCAATGTTTGGGTAAAACTTAGAAGACAGAATCTTGTTGACTACAATCTTTACAAACTTGGGAACTATAGGAACTGGTGTCCAGTCTAGGTTCACCAAAGACCCATCACCGTTGTTGGGATCAAGAGAGGTAAGTATCTGCTTGTAGATGGATGTATCTTGCGTTCCGTTGGCGTAGTCCCTAGATACTTCAAACTCACGGAATCTTTTGCTGTACAGAGAGCCCTCGTACTGGGCGCTTCCCCACTGGCCATATACAGCCTTTGCGTACTGAAGACCGTACCTCTTTCCAACCTTTACATCGTGCGAGGCAAAAGGGTCTGGAAACGTAGAGTCGTATGAGTTATCTTTTGAAGAGTATTGATCCATTTATCGGAGTTTATGGACAAAGGTACGAACTTAACTTATCGCCTAATTTCCTTACCCTTGCGGAAGAAAACACGCTCGTTGAAGTTTGTCTTTTTGACTTCCTTGACCTGCTTCTGGGCGGCAAGAAGTGCCAGCCCTGAGCTGATTGTTAAGTCAAACTTTGTCCTGTCGTCTATCTTAAAGTTTATCCAGTCCTCAAGTGTCCTGTTTAGATACATCCGTCCGAACTTACCACTCTCGTTGTGGAGGCCTACGTGGTCGTGAATGTAGGACTCAATAGCCTGAGCGTGAGCCTGAATGACATCTTGGCTGTTGGATGGTATCCCCTTTGTCTTTACGTTCATCTTTGAAGAGGTGGACGCTAGATGCGCAGGGCGGTTCATAAGGTACTCGTCGTAGCCCCTTGACTCAAAGTACCTAGCGATGCCGTACTTGTTGTTCTCTATCAGAACAGGGTACCCGTAGAATACCGCAGCCATAAGGATGTCTTCGTAGAATATCTTGGCAAGCGGAGGCCGTGAGGCGTACTCCGCGACAAACATATTGGAGGGGTGCTCCATCGAGAACTTGTTGTATACGTGGCAGGCACCCTTTGAAGACCTGTAGTCAAGGGTGGTGTCAAGGTCGTAGGAGTCAACACCCATAACCCCGAATGCTCCGTTGGGGGCAACAGCTTTATTGTTCTCAATCTTTCGTTTATTTCGAATATCGGTAGGTGCCAGCCAAGCCACACGCCACCGCCCATTAGGGTCGGGGGCGAAGATCACCTCGCTGTCCATCTTTCCGTCTTTCCATTGGAAGTTGCCGATGACCACAGGGTTGGGGTACAGCTCCTCGTTGTGTTGTATCTGCTCGTATATCTTCTGGATATTAAACAGAGAACTCTTGGTCGAGTCGCGGAACGCCTCGTCCTCGGTGAAGGGGAACTGGCGTATGATCTCATTGAGCTCGTAGCTGTTGTTCTGCTGGCCCTTCCTCTCGTTCTTTAAGAACGTCCTAGCTCCAATTTCGGTTATAGTTCCGTCTTCGGTAAGCATTGGAGTCTCTGGGTCTTCAACAATAGGCAGGCCGTACTGGCTAAAGAATCCCTCCATCGCATCGTATGCCGGGATGAATATCTTATAAAGCCCGCTCTTGGTCCTTCCGTTCTCGTTGCGGTCGTTAGGGTCGGAGTCGTAGTACAGATTCCTAAACTCCCTGCCGCCCTTGTCTAGAGGGTTTACTGTGGACCCCACCATCGCCTTGCCAATCACCCTACGTCCAACGAGCAGACAGGTCCTATGGATCCTCCACACCTCTCTTATGTCGTTAGGATTGAGCCACTTACCAGCCTCATCAAGAAACAGCATATGGGTCTTGCTTCCGTCATACGCGTTATTGGTAGTGTTCTTCCAGTTGATTATAGTATCGAGAGCCTCACCTCGTGAGGTCGTCTTGTTTTTCTTGGTGATCCGCTTCGAGGGCTCGCGGAAGGCGAGCTCCATCCTTGGGTTAGTCGTTCCGTCAATGATAGGAGAAAAGAAGAATGGGTAGCCCTTGAATATGGGGATGATCTTAGAGCCGAATACCGCCTCTTGGGCGTCTGTTCCTGTCTTGCTCATAATACCCAACAGCTTTTCCTTCACCTGACTGCCCTCGTCGACAAGCACAGCAGCACTCATATTGGTGTACCCAGAACGCCTGCACTTGGTGTATATCTGACCAAGACACCGAGGGTCTGCCTCGCAGGCCGATAGGTGGACAAACAGCTTACGCTGAAAGTCTAGGTACGTAGGGTATCCGATGTCTATCGAGCTCCACTGGAGGAACATATAGTGGTGACCCGTGATGTAGGTCTCCTCACCGTTGTTCATAAACCACAGGCCTTCCTTACGCCTCTTGAACTCCTGCTCGATGTAGGGGCTCCACCTCTGCTGGAACTCTCTGGGGGACTCGTACCAGTCGTCCATAGAGTTTATCTGCGCAAGCTCCCTAGGGATGTCCTGACGCTTCCACATCTGCTGATGCTTGGGTAGGTCGCTAAAGAGGAAACCCTCCGGCTTTGGTAACTGGATGCTGAGGGATTCTATCTCAATGATAGGTCCGTCCGAATTGTTCGGACAGATGCTTATCACCTCCTGCTTGTCTATTACCTTCAGGCCAGCCATTATCTTGCCATCCTCTCAGCGAAGCCTCCCTTGAAGTCCTTCTCCTTTTCAAAGGATCCGGACTCCTCGATGTCGCCAACAAGCTGCTCTAGCTTCTGCCTCTCTACGATAAGCTCCTTGCAGGCTAGGGCTGTATCCTTGATCGCTTGCAGCTCTGCCTTGCGGGCGGACCCCGTTAGATCGGGGTCTACCGGCTTGCGGATCTCCTCGGTCATATTGCCGATAGCAGCCTCCATCGCAGAGATGAGGTTACGCGCAGCAGTAACTGTTGTGAATTTTACAGCTTTTGACATATCAGGTGGTGGATTTGCATACGCCACAACTTGCGGCCATTGATGTCCATCTCGTAGTCTGCGTCCTTGGCGAAGTACACCACGTCGCCCACAGCGAGACCTTCCTCCTCTAGCCACTGGCTTCCGTAAACGATACGTCCCCAGCGCTTCTCTGGTTCCTTGAGGGTGATGATTTCTATGAAGCTCTTCTCTTTATCAGCATCGATATCAAAGGGCTCTAGGAACACCCAGTCAGCAACAGCTATAAGGCTTCCGTCAGGCTTCTCGATAAGGTATGCCTGGTTGCCCTGACCGCCGAAGGGGTCGTAGTTTACGCGGTATATCTTTTCTTTAGGGTCAACGACTTGGGTGTCGTTGAGTGCAACGTGGTGGTGGTGGAATACGTAGTCTCCTATCTCTAGCTCGGACTTGAACTTGGCTGGAATGCCTACAACCTTAGCCTTCATAGTGCGGTGTTGGAACTCGTTGAACTTAGTGTCGAGGTAAAGCTCTGACTCTCCCACCTTGATGGTGTCATTTACAGCGCTAGGTATGTGCACTAGGATGTGGTACAATGGTATCATATGTTTAATTGAAATAAATAAAAGTTGTAAGTCGGTTACAACTAGAAGTTACAGTCGTACTCTACTATAACTGGCATACCCTCGATAGTCTTCCACAGCATAAGCGTGTCTTCCTTCTTTAGGTATATTAGGTACTTGCGCTCTCCGTGGTAGTGGAGGTGAGAACCGTCGAGAACGATTGAGTCGATCTCTCCGTCCCCCGCCTTCTGGCCTACATAGTAGGCTAAGGCTTTCAGTGGGTCGGTTCCCGCAATGATTTTTCTGATGAGTTCCATTTCATTTTAATTTAGTTCAAATTTAGCCAATAATCTATATTGGTTGTATCGTCGGCTTCGTCGTCCTCGCTGTAGGCTCCCATAAGGTATGTTACCAAGGAAATCATCTCCTCCTTGGTGTCTACGTTGATGTTAGACACAGACTCTACAACGCTGTTTCCGTCTATCTGGTCTACCACAAGCCCTGCTGATGCAATCATCATAAACTCATCGATAAGGCCAAGATCCTCGGCCTTGTTCAATATGTCATCGAAGCTGTTCTTTGCAAACATAAACAGCTCAATCCTAGCTGCAGCCTTATCCATTAAAGCTTGCGGAAGTGAAGGATAGAGTATTGGCTTAGAGTTGCCGTACCAGCAGTTTCCGTTGCGGTGACAGATATAATATCTCCAGCGTTTAGGTTAGCGAAGGTGGACTGGGTGACAAAGTGGTCGCCAGAAGCCTTAAATTCCGTCTCTGAAGAGTTGACCATAACTCCGTTTACCATAAAGTCAAACTGGACAGAGGTAGACGTTGCTGCGGTAACAACTGGAGCGCAGAGCGTAATCTGGTAGATTCCACCATCCTGAAGGAACGTGACTGAGTCGTTTGTTCCCCCGTATACGGTGGTGATGTCGTAGTATGCGCCGCCGTCTCCAACTTTATTAGACTCTGTCGCAAGGCTTCCTATGGGCTGAAACTCTAGGTATGCTGGAGCTCCTGTAAGCGTAAGCGTCGCTGCCGTGCGAGCAACAAGTTCTGGGGCTGACTGATATCCTCCGGGGTTTATCAGAGACTTAAGGTTTGAGTAGTCTATCCTCCTCCAAGAGTTGGTAGATACGTCATAAATCAAAAACCTGTCTCCGTTGGCGATGGCACCAATGTCAGATATAGACGACGGATTGTCAAGGCGTACCGTTGAGCTGGTGATGGCAAGAGGTAGGGTCGCCGTTGTAACGGCGCCTCCTGAAAAGGCGGCAGCGTTAAGGGTTCGCTTTACGACTTGGTTGGATGCGTTAAGCAGAAGCGCTGATGTCTCGGTAGACCCAGTAGCTGGAACCGTTGGGAACTCCAAGATTCCGTTGACGCCTACTTTGGTGGTAGCAACCTGAAGTGCTGTTGCCACTCCGTCTCCTGACTCTACGTTCTTAAGGGTGGTGGTAGCGGTGTTCGTCGCCAGCTTTAGCAGCGAAGCAAATGCGTTCTTTACCTTTTGTCCACTAAGTGTTGCCATATTTCGTACTTTTGCTACAAAGATACAATTTACTTCATTGGCTAAAAAGTTCAAGAAAAAAGAAGACCTAAAGTTTAGGGACTTCGCATACCGTGATGAACGCGGTCCTACCCTATACAAATTTGTCTGGCACGCCAACAAGTTTATGAAGCAGGAGTATAAGCTCCTGCCAATACAGGTAGACTTCCTTCTCTTCGCCTACGACCTAGAGTTTTTCACCATCGAGTGGATGGGACAACAGCTGTCGAAGTCCTACAACCAGACCAAGGACTGGTTAACTGTTAGGATGAAGAAGCGGGAATTGCTGTTCGACTACTTCTCGATGGAGGATATCGACATACACAAGGACACCTCTATGTGGTTTCGTGATGAAAACAGGTGGAACTACCGAAAAAGATACTCACTAACTCAGCAGGGGCGTATGATTGTGGAAAGGTGGAGGGATATAGCCTCTGGAAAGGAGACTGTGGAGCTTCAGTACGACAAAAAAACCGTAAACAAGACCATCCCCAACAGGGCAGAGGGTATTCCTACAGTTCTTTTGGGCAGAAAGCTAAAAGGACACGAGGATACTCCCCTTGGCAAGAAGATTATCGCTCAGGCTAAGATTGATGGGCGGAGTATAGCCGGAATTTTGCCTCCTTCGAAGCACCTTCGTGAGGGGTAAACTTACCGTCCTTGTCAGCCATCACATAGTAACGACCTTTCTCCATCATCCAGTGGTGGCCCGCTGGTGCTGGAACCATTACGTGGCTGTCTTTTTTCTTGGCCTTCATTAGAGTTTTGCTTTTTTCTGTGCTTTCTTGCTCATCTCCATAACTGGAACTGGAGTTCCTACTGGGTATGGCTTTCCTGCTATCGCTGCAGTGATTGACTTCATACCAGTCTTTACGTCGATAGCCCTACGCAGAGGAACAGCTGCCTCATTCATAGGTCCGTAGCATTTAGCAAGAACGATTCCTGTCTCTGTGGTATCGAAAACCTCACAGGGCATACAGAACATATTGCTCTCGCTTGTTACCGCGTAGTCTGTGTTAACGATAAACGAGCGGTTCTTTGGGTGCATCATCTCCCAATCCTGTGTTTTAGGATTGTACTGAGGAATAAAGCTAGATGTGTCAAAGTACCAGTACAGAGACCATACTGACTTACCATCCCATACCGTGCTTCCGTCGTTGTTTGGGTACTGAAAGTTTCTATCGGTACTGAATTCAGAACCCCAGCTAAAACTATAGCCTTCCATAGCTAGGTTAGAGACTGAAGGTCCGTCTAGAACTGGGCAGATAGAACATCCCTCTTCAAATACCTTTCCTTGGACTACGATTTGCCTTCCCGTTAGCTCAGCACCCGATGCTCCACAGAAGGCATATAGGCCTTCGTGGATCTTAAGGGCCTTAGCGTCTTTTGATTCTTCAGTTGCGCAGCTTAGTAGTGCTGAAGCAGCAAGCAGTGATAATAATGTATTTTTCATATTGTGGGTTGTTTACTTTTTAGATCTGTTCTTTACTGCTGATATAAACCTACGCTCAGTATGGTCGTAGTCTAGGCCATCTCCGTTTCCGTACTTGCCGGCTTGTCGATTCTTTCTGTTGAGCTCAGCCCGGTACTTCTTACGCTCGTCGGTGGAGTGATACTCTGTATCGTACTCCTTCTTCTTTTGGTAAGCCTTGGGGTTGCTGTCGTAGTACTTTTTAGTTTTCACTTCTCTAGCTCAAAAATCAGGTCGTCGCTTCTTAATTTGTTTTCTCGGAAGTCAAAGGTCCGATATTTTTCGTAACCAAATTTCTTTGCGTGAGACGCTAGTTCCTCAAACCACTCTACGCTCTGGAGGTCTTCGATGATAAGCTTGCCTCCCTTTTTAACCTTTGGCATCCACAGCTCGATGGCTATCTTCATACTCTCTATGCTATGGGGTCCGTCGTCAATGATGTAGTCATAGCTGTTGTCTTTGTGGGTGTCTACAACAGCCTTGTCGTACCCATCACCAATGATGATCTCAATCCTTGGGAACTCACGACCAAGTGATGCTTCTTTATAGTTGTTTAAACACGAATCCATTACATCTATGCCAACAATCTTGGCATTCGTAAACCATTCGTGCCAGAGTATCAGGCTTCCTCCGTTCTGTACACCAATCTCAAGTACTGACGTAACCCTGTCTGGGTTAGCAAACTCTTCAGTGTAGTATGCCTCTAGGTAGTCGTGGAACGAACCTTTATCCGTAGTAGGCCATCCGTTGGAGTCTACACAGTATTCGCTGTAGATATCAATTAGGTTCATAAGCAATTTTGCTTACAATATCTAGTCTTCGTCCTCTTCGTAGAAGCAGGCCTTGAACTTGTAGTGAGTAGGAGTCTTGCCTGAGGCTTTGACAGCAGCTTCAAGCTGCTTCATACCAGAGGCCATATCCATTGACTTGATTTCAATCTCCTCACTAGACTCCTCACTCATCTTACCACCGTAGTTGTATTTCTTAGCTTTCATAACTGTTTACTTTTTCTTTAGCATCTTAAAGTCAATGGCGGAAATCTTTCCGTCCTTGTTCTTGTCAATCTTTACTTGGCCTCCCATAAGGTACTTCTTCATCTTGCCGCCCATACCGTATTCCATCTTACCGCCGCCCATCATCTTCTTTGCGGGGGCTGACTCTTTGGCCTTTATTACGCGGTTCTCTACGCGAGCTGCTTTTCCTAGAAGTCGGTCAGCCTTACGCTCCCTACCCTCGTCTACTGCTTTGTTGCCACGAGCTACAAGGTTGGCTTCGCGATTCTCAAGTCTTTTGACTTTGTCTTCTACCTTTCCGCCTTTAGCGTATGTCATATCCACCTTGCCGCCACCAGTATACTTTTTCATATCCTCACGAATCTTGTCCATCTGAACTTTTACGCCAGAGGCGGTAGTGGGCTCACCCTTCTTGGTCCAGTAGTCGTACTCCTTCTGGAGTTTATTAATCTTCTCGGCCATCATACCGCGTCGAGCCTCTTCCTTGTTAAACTTAGGAATAGAACCGAACAGCTTTCTAGCAAGCTCTTGCTTCTTATCGTCCGCAGTCATCTTACCGCCGTTCTGGTAAACAGTCATCTTTGCTTTCATAGATACAAAGATATTATTTAAACGGCTTGTATTTTGTCTTGCCAGCAGCATCTCTATAGGCTACAAGTATCTGTTTCCTGTTGGCTCCCTTGCGGTAACCCACGTGAACCCAGTCAGGGTTCTTAGTTGTCCCGAACTCAAATATGCATTGATCGAATTCAAGGTTGTTTACGATGAAGTTAAACACATCCATATTGGTTACCCCATTGCCGTGACCATCTTGGTCAAGGTCAAGAGCACGTCCTAGGTTGTGGTCAGAGGTAGAGCTGCCACCAATAGCCTTATTCAAGGCAGCAGAGCGGTACCCACTAGAAATATAGATAGGAACACCAAAGTGCTCACGTACCTTATCAAAGACTTCGGTACAGATTGTCTTAAGGTTCTCTAGATGCTCTGGGGTGGGCTCGTTACTGATACCCTTTCTTTTAGCAGTATCACTCTTGGTGACCTCAGCTAACGATACGTAGTTACTTAGTTTCATAAGAAAACTTGTTTTGCGGTGTTAATCATAGGGCAAAGATAGCCACAATAAAAAAGGGCCCGAAGGCCCTAATCGCAGAATCTGTCGTCACAACACAATCCACTATGCAAATTTAGGGTTTTGCATCCTAAGCAAAAAATTAGCTGGCAACATAACCCACCTCTTGTATATCGATAAATTCTTACTCTTCCTGATAGAGTCAGTAGTTCTAAGCTTTACGTGCTTGTCGTAACCCTTACTCCTTCCATTTCTGTTTACCCATTTAAGAAATGTTGATTTACTTACACCAACAGCTAAAGAAGCTGAAATTGCAGATAGGTAAATTAGTTTTGTCTCAATGTCAACATATATGTATGACAATCCTCCGTTACCACCACCAGAGATGTTGTAACAGTTCTCTATCCTATAAGCCGATATCCATAGGTTCTCAAGATCATTTAGCTGTTGCATTGTTTCTGCCCAGCATATCACCTCTGTATGAAAGTTTTCCTTACCGTAGAGCTCAAATGCATCAATAAGGACCTTTCCGGACCCCTTGTATGACTTACTGAACTTAGAAGACCTATGTTGTCCTATGTATATCCAGTTGTTTAACTTGTTGGTTGTCTTGTAGATGTATCCTATCATAGCGTTGTTTGTGTTGTGACAAGACAAATATACGTAATATTTTGTGGTTTGGAAAATATTCCGTACCTTCGCATAGCCTAAGGTTCTATAGCTCTATAGTAAAGCGATCTAAAAGACAATCGCTTTAGCTAACAATAGATAGGGGGCGTCGCCTAAGCAGAGCCCCCACGTTCATCAGTACCTAAAATGCTCAGGCACCTAGAATAAGCGACAACTATGGTCTGTTCGTTCTAGCCCATTATAGCTGTTGTTTACTCAGTTTACTTGTTATTTTTAAGCTACTAGTAGGAGGTATACGGGTCCTTAGGGACCCTCCACCTCCCAGACCCACAATCATTGAACAGCTATTAAGACTTCTATCGTCAATGTTTAAGTTTACCCCTCTAGCTTCTTTTTCAACCTAAGGGTTGAAGTCAGAAGCATCTGAGAGTGAGAAATAAATATCCAGGGGATAATATACATATATAAACGTACGCAC